ACCGGATGGCCGCGAAAAATTTTGGGTGGGTCCTCGACCAATGAAATTGCGCGCTCAGAGCTTAAATAATTATCCCGCGCCTATAAGTACTTCGGCGCTAAGTTTCTATTTCAAAAAATGTGGGATCCACTTTTAAACGAGTTCCCTGATACGGTTTACGGTTTTCGGTGTATGCTTTCTGTCAAATACTTGCAGCTATTGTCTGAAGGATACTCTCCGGATACGGTTGGGTACGAGTTAATTCGCGATCTAATTACTATTGTCCGATCCCGGAATTATGTCGAAGCGTCCTGCAGATATCGTAATTTCTACACCCGCGTCGAAAGTACGCCGGCGTCTGAACTTCGACAGCCCTTACGCGACCCGTGCTGGTGTCCCCACTGTCCGCGTCACAAAGTCAAGGCTATGGGCGAACAGGCCCATGAATCGGAAGCCCAGAATGTACAGAATGTACAGAAGCCCTGATGTTCCAAGGGGCTGTGAGGGTCCATGTAAGGTACAGTCATTTGAGTCCAGACACGATGTAGTCCATATAGGTAAAGTCATGTGTATTAGTGATGTTACTCGCGGTACTGGGCTGACCCATAGAGTTGGGAAACGGTTTTGTGTGAAGTCAGTCTATGTATTGGGTAAGATCTGGATGGATGAAAATATAAAGTCCAAGAATCATACTAACAATGTGATGTTCTTCCTCGTTCGAGATCGACGTCCCACCGGCACGCCTCAAGATTTTGGAGATGTCTTCAACATGTTTGACAACGAGCCTAGCACTGCTACTGTGAAGAATGTCCATCGGGATCGTTACCAGGTCTTGAGGAAATGGTATGCAACTGTCACTGGTGGACAGTATGGTGCAAAGGAACAGGCTTTAGTTAAGAAGTTTGTTAGGGTTAATAATTATGTTGTTTACAACCAGCAAGAGGCAGGGAAATACGAGAATCATTCTGAGAATGCCCTGATGTTGTATATGGCATGTACTCATGCCTCTAATCCTGTTTACGCGACTCTTAAGATTAGGATCTACTTTTATGACTCTGTAACGAATTGAAATTAATATAATTTGAATTTTATTTCTGAAAGTTGTTGCACTTCTACAGTATGAGCAATTACATTCCACAATACATGATTTATTGCCCTAATTACAAAATTAAGTGAAATTACACCTAGATTGTTGAGATACTTGAGGACTTGGGTTCGGAATACTCTTAAGAAAAGACCAATCGGAGGGTGTAAGGTCGTCCAGATTCGGTAGGTCAGAAAACCCTTGTGCATCCCCAGTGCTTTCCTCAGGTTGTGATTGAACTGGATCCTGATGGTGATTATCGTCATTCTCGATGTTGATGGAGCCTCGTAGTGGCTTAGGATCTTGAAATAAAGGGGATTTGGTACGTCCCAGATATACACGCCATTCCATGCTTGAGCTGCAGTGATGGGTTCCCCTGTGCGTGAATCCATGATCGTGGCAGTTGATGGATAGGTAATATGAACAGCCGCAATCAAGATCCACTCTCCTCCGTCTGATCCTCTTCTTGGCCTCTCTGTGTTGGACTTTGATCGGCACTTGAGTATAGTGGTTCCTCGAGGGTGAAGAAGAGTGCATTTTTAATAGCCCAGTTTTTTAGGGCTTGGTTCTTCTCCTCGTCCAGGTACTCTTTATACGATGAGTTTGGCCCAGGATTGCAGAGGAAGATTGTTGGGATCCCACCTTTAATTTGAACTGGCTTCCCGTATTTCGTGTTTGATTGCCAGTCCCTTTGGGCCCCCATGAACTCTTTAAAGTGTTTGAGGAAGTGCGGATCGACGTCATCAATGACGTTGTACCACGCGTCGTTGCTGTAGACTTTAGGGCTCAGATCTAAATGGCCACAAAGATAATTATGTGGTCCTAATGACCGTGCCCACATCGTTTTGCCCGTACGACTGTCTCCCTCTAACACTAAACTCAAAGGACGCAGAGGCCGCGCAGCGGCGTCCATGACGTTTTCCGATACCCATTCCTCAAGTTCTTCTGGAACTTGATTGAAAGAAGAAGATAAAAAAGGAGAAACATAAACCTCCAAGGGAGGTGTAAAAATCCTATCTAAATTGGCATTTAAATTATGAAATTGTAAAACATAATCTTTGGGAGCTAACTCCCTAAGTACTCTAAGAGCCTCTGGCTTACTGCCGGTGTTAAGTGCCTGGGCGTAAGCATCATTTGCTGTCTGTTGTCCTCCTCTTGCAGATCTTCCATCGATCTGAAACTCTCCCCATTCGAGGGTGTCTCCGTCCTTGTCGATATAGGACTTGACGTCGGAGCTGGATTTAGCTCCCTGAATGTTTGGATGGAAATGTATTGACCTGCTTGGGGACACCAGGTCGAAGAATCGCTGATTCTGGCACTTGTATTTCCCCTCGAACTGGATGAGCACGTGAAGATGAGGTTCCCCATTCTCGTGAAGCTCTTTGCAGATTTTGATGAATTTTTTATTTGTTGGGGTTTGTAGGTTTTGAAGTTGGGAAAGTGCTTCCTCTTTTGTAAGAGAGCATTTCGGATAAGTGAGGAAATAATTTTTGGAATTAATAAGAAAACGCTTTGGAGGCATTTTGACCAAATAGAGGACCCGATTGACCAGCTCTTGCAACTCTCCCCTGTATATTGGGTCTCAATATATAGTGATACCCAAATGGCATTGTGGTAATTTCGAGAAGAAATTCAAAACTCTCACGCTCCAAAAAGCGGCCATCCGTATAATATT